TGATAAAATTAGCCCAAGCCGCATCTGAAGGTTCATTGAAGACAAGTGACATGACCTATATTCTGACCCCTGTCATAAGAGCAGGGGGAAATGATATCCAAGAAAAAGAAGTTGCTGAAGCCTTATGGGGTGCAGGTCTAGCTGAAGGAATGAAAAGTATTACGGAGATTATTAGAATTATTTTAAGCTCTGGTGGTGATGAGGGAAACGAAGAAGAGGTGGCTCAAGCGTTATAGAAGAATTACCTTGGCAATCGTGGATGGAGATTGGTTTAGGTAAAATGCAAATTCAACCCAATGTATTCTGGGATATGAGTTTTGAAGAATTTTATGCCGCTATAAATGGTTTTGCAGAATTCCACTCTGGGGGTAAACCACCGCCCTTATCAAGAGGGGAACTAGAAGATTTGATGGAGAGGTATCCAGACTAAATGGCGGCAACAACAGTAGATACCTTATTAGTTCGCATTGAAGCTGATATGTCTGGTATCAGGCGTGATTTAAGACGGCTTGAACAGACTACACAATCATCAACACAAAAAATGCGAGGTGCTTTTGCAGGGTTATCAAGGTTTGTTGGTCCTGCAATTGGTGTTGCATTTGTAGGCGCACTTGCCGCAGGTTCAAAGTCAGTAATAGGATTGGCTTCTGATGTTGAAGAAATGCAAGCAAAATCAGATGTTGTGTTTGGTGCGTTTGCAGGACAAGTTAGAGAACAACTAGCGCAATTTGGTGATGAGGTTGGTAGATCACGATTTGAGCTAGAAGGAATGGCTTCATCTATACAAGATACATTTGTTCCTATGGGTTTTGCTAGGGGTGAAGCCGCAGATTTATCTGTCCAACTTACGAAATTAGCAACAGACGTAGCATCATTCAACAATGCTTCTGACACGGAAACTATGGCGGCTTTCCAATCTGCTTTGGTTGGAAATCATGAAACTGTTAGAAGATTTGGAGTTGTAATTACAGAAGCCACTCTTAAACAAGAATTGATGCGGATGGGCATCACAAAAAATATGAAAGAGGTTACAAACGCAGAAAAAGTTCAAGCACGTTTGAACCTGTTGATGGCAGGCACAACAGATGCACAAGGAGATGCGGCAAGAACAGCAGATAGTTTTGCAAATCAAGCAAGAGCCTTAAATGCGTCATTGGTGGTGTTAGGTAAGGAAATAGGAGATGAACTTCTTCCTAGTGCCACACAGTTACTAGGAGTTTTTAATAGACTTGTTGGGGCAACCACAAAATTTTTAGCGGCAGTTGGCATCATAAAACTTGATGATATGAAACAATTAAATGTGATAGCACAAAAGAGATTGGATTTATTAGAAGAGGAAAAAGCCGCACAAATAATTGCCAAGACTCAAACGGCTTTAGAAGAATTGTTGTTAGGAGTACAACAAAAAAGATTACAATTAGATAATGAAGAAGCCGCTATTCAACAAAGACTTGCAGGTATTTACAGGACTAATATTGAAAATAAATATAAAGATATTGAAGCATCTAAAGAAAAAAGCGAGGTAACAACAACAACAATCTCTGATGCACAGAAAGAAATCAATTCAATACAGCAACGCATAAAAATCGCAGAGCTAGAAGTAAAAAGCAGGGGCGGTGTAAGTGAAGCAACCAAAGAATACATACAATTAGAGCATGAATTAAAAGATGCTACAGGAGAAGAAAAAGAAGAAATCAAAGGTTTGTTAAATCAATTATCAATATTGGAACAAAAGAGAGCCTTGCAAATAATGAATCAAGAGGCTTTGACTGAGCATTATCAAAAACAAAAAGATGCTCAAGATGCTACAAAAGATTCATTGCAACAACTAAGAGATGAAGCCGCTTTCTTTAGATTAGAAAATTCAGGTTTAACTGAAGCGCAAAAGATGACTACCCAATTTATATTAGAAAATAAAAATGCAACGTCAGCGCAAATAGAAGAATATCAAAGACTTGCTGAAGAAATCACCAATACCACAGCCGTAA